TTCTGAGTGTACAGTGGTTATACACTCAAGGGCCTGAGTGTACATTGGTCAGACACTCATGTACATAGGCTGTACACTCGTTTTCGTAGATGATGTTTTAATGATGTAAATTAGTACTGCTCATTTGATATGTACTAAAATTAAAATATCCCGCTGGTGTGAGCTAACAAAAAATCATTCAGCAACAATGGGCTGTAAAAAAGAACTCCAAAGCGGGATAACAAAAAAAGATTTAATCATGGCAGTAAGAAAGCAAAACGGATCAGGACAAGGACAACCATCCGGACAAAGATTAAACAAAAATAAAAAACCATGCAAGTCAGGACCCGGAAAAGGTCAAGGCAAGGGACGCGGCCAAGGTCAAAACAGATAACCAGGGATCAAACATGATAGACATAAATGACACAGGGCTCAAGCTCGAAGAAATAGACAGAAGAGGCAAAAACAGGCGGAGCAATGACAGACGGATAAAAAATAGACTAAATATTGAAAATAAAACCTGTAAAACAGATAATGTGTGTGAATGTATCAAAAACAAGATAAATATTGCTTTTAAGCGGCCTGAGATCATCACAGATTGTAATCAAAGGTCTAAGGCATAGAGAGACAAGCCTAAAATCATAGGTATTATTATCAATGGATAGTATAAGGCAATTAAACAAATCGGAAAACACGAATGAAACGATATAAAATAGTAGTAGAGGATAAAGACGGTAAAGTTCTACCTGTACAAATATAGCAACTTAACAGGATCACTAAGATATGTATATTACGCTTAGAATCACCGGAAAAACGATATTACCTGTAAACCCTCGTAATTGTAAGGTTAAAATTAATGGCTGGAACTAAGGTTCAAGAAAATGGGTCTAATGGTGCATGTCAGCCTGCTATGACTAATGAGTTACGTGCGCGGTTTTGCAAGACTCTTGCTAAAACTTGTAATGTTACAGCATCGGCCAAAGCCATTGGTTTTTCACGTCAGCATATGCACTATTTACGCCGTGAAAACAAGGAGTTTGCGAAAGATTGGGCAAACGCAATCGAGGAAGCAACAGACGATCTTGAGAGCGCAGCGAGAACCAGAGCAATTACAGGGTACACCAGACCTATATATCAGCGCGGTGAACTCGTAGGGAACGAAACATGCTATTCTGACACCCTTATGGCCCTGCTACTCAAGGCCCACAGGCCCGAGAAGTTCCGGGAAAAAGGTTTTGACCTGCCACCAGGGTCGGAAATTGTCATCGCAATGCGCACAGCCGGAGCCGATGGGGATGCAGCTGCCGTGGATGTCACACCGGTTACTGAGAAGGTTGAGAAGATCAGCGATTGATTGTGATATTACCGGGTTATGCGATCTTCAACCATGGATAAATACCTGCATCTTCACACTACTATATATACATACCTACATACAGCCTACTAATTATATATACTTATATATGTCAATACTACTATGATACCTGCTTGATACAGCTATATACGAGCCACCATGCGCTTGCCCTATGCTATGCTTGATTGATTTGATTGCTTGAGCTGTGTGCCTGCTGTCTGATGGACTGCCTGATGGATGGATGGTGCGCCGGGCCGGTGGGTATGTGGTATGGATAGGATAAGCCGATAAGTGGGATAGGTAAAACCCGGGATCGCAAGTCCTCCCCCCTCTCTATATATGTTGGAGTCAGATATTATTCACGTTTATAAAATAAGTTTTTTCAATACCCCCCCTATCATTATTCAACCTAAAATTTTAAAAACGCATTTGCCCCAAAAAAGGTATTGACAAAGCTATATACTCAGTATATATGTATAGATATTGATAAAGATACATATACATATAAATATATATAGGAGGAAATTATGGCAGGATTAAAGAAGATGATATATGTTCCTAACGAGGATACATGGGTTCGAATAACTGGCAAGGCAAAGGAGAAAGGGTTGTCTATCAGTGCGTATATTTTAGATTCATTAGGTGATAACCAGTTAGACAGGATTGAGAGTAAGGTTGACCAGTTGTTAAGCAAGCAGCATCCAGTAAAGTTAAAAGAGTCAGAATCTCCTGAAGCAGCCAAGGAAGAAAATAACCCGTCTACTGATGATCTTGTAAGAAAGGTTGCCAAATTAAAAAAACAAAAAAAAGACCCGGCATGGAAGAATCCTTTAGACGGTTCCGTATGCGCACCGAAGGGAGGCAAGCTATGAGACGAAAAAAGAAAATGACAGAATGGGAAGTTATTAAGACAACGGTTATATTTTTTGTGATTGTGATGGTGCTGTGTTGTCTCAGGAATTTATGATTTGTAAGGCATATTAGGCGTTCATCTTGTTAGGGATGATTAACAGAGGTACTCCAGACTATTTACAGGTTATCCTTCAGTTTATGGCCTTGTCTTCCGCTCTGAACGCCTAAATAGATTTTTCTTGTTAAGTATTCTTTATAAGAATGTCACAACACGAAAGAGTTAAAAAGATAAACATAATGGTTAAAAATATTTCAGTTTGATCGTTTGATAATAAATCTGGAGTAAATATTATTATGGTCAGATAAAATCCAATTATTATCGAAGAAAGTATTATTGTAAATAATAAGAATATTTTTGTTGATAAATTTTTAATAATGGTCTTATTTTTCATAAGTTCCTTTGTCCACAATTAACACAATAGCTTTCTTTCCCTTCTCCTATAATAACAGAAAAGACAGTATGACATTTAGGGCAGTCTCCGTTTCTCAACCCCGGATTATCGATAAACACTTGTACCAGTCCCTGAGCAATCGCTTCGGTAAGACTTTCTTTATTACATTCTTTACCTATTTGGAAACTGCAATAGATGGAGTCAATCGCGTGAATGATTTCATGGAAGAGGGTCGATATGATTTCTGTATCAGGCCTGGTTTCTCCGTTACCGTCCATCGGAGATATCATAATTCTACGGAGTTTGTTATCTGACATGCCGCAGATATCGACACGTTCTTTGAATTGATATGGGAATAAGACTTTGTATTGATGTCCACCGATTTTTAGTGTTGCAGGGATGTTTAACATTGGGAGGGTTCCTTTTTTTGTAGTGTTGTTTTATTCTTTATAGATCTCTGATTTTCATATATCTCTGGAATAACTTTTCTATTCCTTCGTGGTCATAAACAGGTTCATCACTGTCGCCCATTCTAATAAACCAAGATGTAGAGCTGTGCCGTGTGCATTGGAGAGTTTCTAACTCTGTTTTAATTTCAATAATATAGCTACTGACTTTTTCAACTGAGATTATTTTCATGGTTTTGTGCCTTTCAGATATTCTTTCAAGATTATTCTAATCAGGCTACTCAGGGAGCGCTCTTCGTCTTCAGCTTTCTTTTTGAGTTGAGTCCAAAGTGGTATATGAAGTTTAATTTGAACAAGTTTTCTTTTCATTTAGTTCCTTTATATAATAGGTATGAATTTATGATTACAACAGTATATGGTATATATTTCTTTGTCAATGTTTTTGTAGCAAATAAAAATAAAGTTTGACAAGTTAATAAAACCATTAGATAATGCGCTCAATACTTAATCTATTACACGAGGTTCTATGTCCGCAAAGCCGCCTAAACAGTTCAAATTCGAGCTTTCACCTATACAGACTGCCTATGCAAACTCGACTGCAATGGTTAATGTAATATACAGTTCCAGGGGCGAAGGCAAGACATTTGTAAGTATTATCAGTATGTTAGTCCACGCTCAACGTAATAAAAAACCCATTCGATGTGCCATTGTCAGGGACACTCACGAAAATATTAAAATATCAGTAGTCAGGGCCGTTCAAGAAATATTTCCTCCTTCTCTTTACATATTCAAAAATGATTTCAAGCAACTGGTGATTAAATCCGAGCCGCATGTATTCTGTGATTTGTTTGGCATAGATGATCTGGCCGCGCTTCAGAAGTTACAGGGGCCTGAATATTCTCTTGTATGGTTGGAAGAGCCAGCGCCTATGTCAGACAAGGCAAATGCCGGTCTTTCTGAGGATGTTTATAATGCCGCTTTGATTGTATGTGCCAGGCAGTCAGATACCATTGCAAGGTTGCAGGTCTCAATGAATCCAGCCGATCAAGATCATTGGACATACCGAAGATTTTTTTTAGAGCCGGATGTTGACCCTGAAAATCCATTGATAACAAAAGCTGTATTTGCGGTACCTTATGGTGATAACAATAACCTATCAGATCAAGCAAGGCAGGCTGTTAAAGTTGCGTATAAAAATGATCCAGCTTCTTATGCAAGGTATGTTGAAAATAAATTTGTTGCTGTCACAAAGGGCAAGAAAGTTACCCCGGATTATGGAACAGGTGCATACACTTCCGGGAATCCATTGGAGCCGGCAACTGGTCTTGAGGGCTTTATTTGCTATGATGGATGGCACAATCCTGCGGCCATTTTGGGACAAATAACACATACTGGAAGGCTTATTTTCATTGATACACTGGCAGGGGATAACATAGATATCAGAACACTTATTGACCAAAAAATAAAACCAATGCTCAACTCTCCGAGATGGAAGGGCAAATGCAAATCGTGGCGGCACATAGGTGACAGATCGATGAAGATTCCGGATCAGAGTAATATAAATGAATCAGCGGCCAGGGTTATAGAAGATGAATTTAATACTTATTTTGAAGGAGGTCCAGCCCGCTGGACGCACATGAAAATGGGGATTGATCATATTTTCAGAATGAATATCACTGGTAAGCCTGCCTTTATCGTGAATAAACATAATAGGTTGCTGGATAAGGCTTTGGCCGGTGGATGGTGTTACAAAGTTGATAGCTCTGGAAACATAATGGGTGATCTTCCAATGAAAAATCCATCAAGTCATATAGGGGATGCATGGGCCAACGGTGTAAATGTTTTATTGCCATCAAGAGCAAAGGCTATGGATAGGGGCGTTATCTTAAAAATGAAAGCAAAGGGTAAGGCAAGAGCAAATTCTTATTCAGTAGGATAATTTTTATATTGTGTAAATTTTTCTTGACAGGAAGCAAAAATTAATATATGGGGTAGGTAAAGGTTTAAAAAACAGTATATAAGTGGTTTAAATAATAAGAAATACAAACAGGGAATAAGCTTAATGCCGGAAATACAAAAGTCAGGATATAAAAAGTTTTGGGAACTTAGACAACTGACAGGGCGGAACGCAGATGGTTCAAAGAATTCTATCGAAGGATTTCGTAACATGGAAACCGGCGAGTTCCATTCATCCAAAGATGGTTGGAATGGATCTCCTCCTGAACTTCCGTCAGGTGAAAGACTTCCTGAAATTTCTAACAGATATGCAAAAAACTATGATTCTATAAGGTGGGAATAATGCAGCCAAAAAATTTAAACTATGATGACAGTATAGCGTATGAGGCCAGTGCAATAGTAAAAGCAACTCCGGGAAGCATTTACAGCATTACAGGATATAACAGCAGAACTTCAGCACAGTTTATCCAGCTCCATGATTCGGCTACCCTTCCCGCAGATACTGCCGTTCCCGCTGTTATTTTTAAAGTTCCGGCCAGCTCAAATTTCTTTTATGATTTTAATGAGATTGGCCGTTTTTGCACAAAAGGCATTGTAGTTTGCAATAGTTCAACAGGTCCAACGAAAACAATTGGTTCCGCAGATTGTTGGTATAATATACAATATGAGTAAGTTATAACTACTTTCTTAAACCATTACTTGAACATTAGGTAAATAATAATATGGCTTTCATTGATGATCCTACAAGAGAAATCCAAGATCTAATAAGAAAACTTGCTACTGATAATCAAGAAACTATTAATATGGATGATCAGGAGCTTGGTGAGCGTGAATCTGCTGCCGAAGCTTACGCTGGTGAAACTCCAAAGCATTTTGTTGATTATTGTGAGGATTGCCGAAAAACCTCTGTTAACTCAATGACCAATATCCGGGAAATACAGAAGGAGTGTTGGAGTGTTTATAACGAAGAAGCTCCGCCTAATTACGCCAACAAAGAAGAATGGCAGTCTAAAGTAATAATCCCAAAACCTTTCGGTGCAGTTCAGTTTGCAATGGGTGTCGTGAGAAAAGCCTTCTCAGCGGAATTTCTATCAGTTGAAAATGAACAAAATCCAGATGTCGCTGATTTTTGGGAAAAACTTATAAAACATCAGATGAACAAACAACACAGCAATTTTCCAATTCAGTTCACAGATGCAAGTGGTATGGGCTTTGCTGTTGGTCAGTCAATGGAAATGATTCCTGTGTGGCGACCTGGAATTGGATTAAAATTTGTTCTTGTTGAACCATGGAAAATTCATCGGGACCCGGACACTTCAAGCCGACAACCTCAAAGTGGAATGTATTGGATTCATCAGGAATATCTTGATTTTCATGTTTTAAAAGAAGCCGAAAAAACAGGTAGATATGTTGGTGTGGATCAGGTAAAAGATTCTGTGAGTTCAAAAGATCCGAACCTTACAAAAGAAGAAATTGCCCGTAGAAAGAATATGATATGGGAACGATCAGCATTTAGAAAATCTGTTTTAACTTCCGAATTTTGGGGTACAGTTCTTGATAGCAAAGGGAACCTGTTGTTACCATCAGCAACTTTTACCGTGGCTGGAAATCGTGTCATAGGATTGCCTAAGAGATCTCCTTACAAAACTTTAAGATGGCCTGGTGTATCGTTTAGCCCGTTACCGCAATTTCTTAGATTTGAAGGCAGAGGGCTTTTACAGGGCATCAGGAGTGTATGGTATTGGATGTGTTCTTTAATGTCACTTCATTCTGATTCTTTGAATTGGGTTGTAAATCCTCCAAAAGAAATAAATATATCTGCATTGGTCAATCAGGATGATTTAGACGATTATCCCGGGAAGACATACCTTGTAAGAGATACAGTAAGCGGTCAGCAAGCTGTTAGAACAGTAGATAGAAAAAATATCACAAATGAAATTCTTGCTAATCTGGATTATGGAGATAAGCATTTCCAAGAAGGATCGTTTGTTACATCTTTAGTTCAGGGGTTGCCTGGTTACAGGGCAGAAGTAACCGCGAAAGAGCAAGCTCAGAATCTTGATCAAGCCATGAATGTTTTCAGTCTTATGGGAACGAACCTTGAAGATGGTGCTATTCAGGTTATGAATGCGGCTGCTGAAACAATTGAAATCAATGCGAGTCCGCAAGATTTGTTACAAGTTTTTCCGGAAGATATAGTTGCTGCATTGCTTAATTTTGAGTCTCCAACAGGAATTGATTTGCCTGAACTTAGTGGAGCTTTTCATATAAGTGGTATATCTGCTGTAATGAAGGATGCCGAAGTATTAAAATCTGTTACTGATTTGATTATACCTTTGGCGAATAATCCAACTTTTGCTCCTTATTTAAACCCATACAATATTGTTAAATCTGTTGAACGGCGTACAAATCTTGAAGATGAAGGCGTGGTTGTTAAAGAAGAACAGGTTCCGGGAATACAGGAAGATCAAATGATAAAAAAGGAAGAGCAAGATAGACTTGAAGCCGCAGATGCTGAAGCTAAAATTCAAAACCAGCAACAAAAACCTGAAGGGAATAAAGCATAATGGAAGTTGGGCCAGATGTTGATATCGCAAGCGGTTTGCCTTTAGCAGTTGTTCAGAAACAGCGTGAAGTGAAAAGAGTTGAACGAATTATTTCTGAATATCAGGAGCTTGTTAATGACTTGTCAGGCAATGGAGGTCCGATATTAAAAAATATAGCTGGTTTATTTGCAAACAGAATAAATGAAATCATTAAAACTGATCCGGCGTGTATGGCATACCAGATGATTTTTGATGATTTAAAGATTAAAGTAAATGTTGGCAAGGCGCTGACTAAAATTAAGTTAACTGAGCTTGAAAAGGCTCAAAAACAGTCCCTTTAAATGGCGGGATTCGCTGATATTATAGCCCCCAAAACGATGAGGATTCACTGAGGAGAAGACAATGCCAGAACCTATTACAGATCCATTAAGTGTTGAAAAAGCAATAGAAGAAAGTACATCGGTATTTGAAGGACATCCGGCTGAAGGAGAAATTGACAATAATCCCGGAGAAGAATCTGAGAAGAAAGTTGACGAAGAATCTATAGTAAAAGTTGATGAAACGCCAGTCGAAAAGGTTGATGATAAAAAACCTGCATTTGAGTATGTTTCTCAGGAAGCTGCTGAAAAAGGAGTCAAAGATACCAAGACTGCTATGCATCAAAAGGCCGATGAAGCCAAGAAAGCGAATGAGAGAGCTGAAGATTTACAAAGGCAACTTAATGAGGCACTTCTCAAGGTTACGGCAACACCGGCAAAAGAGGAACCTGCTCAACCTACCAGCGCAGACAGAATGGGAAAGTTGTTAGAACAGGTGGAAGCCCTTGATCCTGATGATGAAGATTATCATTTGAAAGTTGCTGAGATTTGGGGACAGCGTGAAGATGAAATGCAAGGTACTCTTGATACCAAAGTACAACAGGCTTTAGATGCTTATGACAAAAAAGTAAAAGAAGCAAAAACTAAAGTCGATGATGAACTTTCAACACAAAAAACGATTTTATCTGAGGCAGAAGTTGCCGGGAAAGCTGCTGGTCTTGATATGAAAAAGGGATCAGACGATTCGGAAATGTTTTGGGCTTTTGCAGACAAGGCCCCTGACGGAACTATTGAAACTCAGATTGAATGGACTGTAAGTAAAGTAAAAGGAATTAAAGACGGAATTGCCTCTCCGGTTATTGAAGAAAAAGATAAAATTCTGGAAGCAGAAAGAAAGGCAAAGGCAAATCAAGAAAAAAATACTGTGCTTGAACGCGGAGGGATTAAACCTGTTTCAAAGGCTGTTCCTGCAACGCCGCTTGGATTAGCGGATGGGTTCAAGCAGAATCAACGCAGAATATAATAAGGAGAACAAATTATGAGCGCACACAATTGGACATTTGACGCTGATATAGGCGTATACAAAAATCACTATATTTCCAATGAGTTACTGTTGAAATCTCTTGGAGCCACCAAGGTTGCACCGTTTGCCCGACCAATCAAAGGGGTTGGTAAGTTCAAGAAAAAAGGTGAAACTGTTAATATTCCTATTCTAAAAGAGCTGCCAGATCCGACTACGACACAGCTTGAGGAAGATACCAGAATTCCTATCGACAAACTGGAGTTAGGGAATCGAGCAATTACCCTTGTTGAATGGGGCCGTGGTGTGGAATATACCAATCTTGCACAGCAGTTCGGTCAGTTTGATCCTGCTGATTATCTTCAGAAGGCTCTTATGAGACAGATGGACAGGTCTCTTGATACATCCTGTGCGAATGCTTTCAAATCAACTGACGTTAAAATCACTTTTAGCCCTACGACTCTCACAGGCGGAACATTTGATACAGACGGTACACCGAGTACAACCGCTCTGGTTAATCTGACTTTTGATCACATGGGCGTACTGGCGGATTATTTGGCCGGTGATATTCATGCCTCTCCGTTTGAGGGTGATGATTATATCATGCTTGCTGCCAGAAAAACTTTGAGAGGTCTCAAACAGGATACTTTGTGGCAGCAAGTTCACATGTATCTCCAGAAGGGTGATTTGTTTTTCAAGGGCGAAACTGGAAAAGCTGAAAATATCAGGTGTGTTCAGGTTGACAGGGAAGCCGCATTTGCGAACAGTGCATCAACGGCATGTACCATAATGGGTGAAGCTGTTGTGTTTGGCGACGAAGCTGTTGGGTATGTTGAGGCTGAATCTCCGCAGTTGTATGCTGATCCGAATTATCAATCGGATTTTGGACGTGTAAAAGCCATAGCCTGGCGCGGAATTTTCGTTTTTGCTTCAATATGGGACACAGGAAATGACGGAGAAAGTAAGATAATTCGTATAGGTTCCGCATAGTTGCATAAGAGTTTTGGCAAAACCGTCATGCGAAGAAAGTGTTTGACAATCAAAAAAAAATATATTATAACTCCCATAATAATTAATTTATGTATAAAAGGAAAAAATTATGGGGAAACAAAAAGATGGTGGAAAAAAGAAACCGAATTTTACAGGAACATGCGCATACTGTGGTAAAGAATTTAGTAGATATATTCCACCAATAGATTTGGCCAAAGATGTTCCACGATGTTGCTCAACTTCATGTAAAAGCAACTATCAATGGAAAGATCGTAAACTTACAATAAGCGACAAATCAAAAAAGTGTAAGTATTGCGGTAAAGAGTTTATTCATTGTAAGGGTCATAAAAATCAAAAATACTGTTCTTTGAAATGCGCAAATGCTTTTGCCACAAAACAAGTTCCTGATAATAACAGGATATTAACATGTAAAAATTGTGGGGCAAAATTCATTAGAGATTTGACTGATAAGGAATTAGCAAAAGGCAAAGGTCAATATTGTTCAAAAAAATGTCATAATAAACACATTGCATGGAAACAAAAATATTGTGAGCAATGTGGGGAACCTTTAAAAAGAGGATATGGCAAAAAATATTGTTCTCATCAATGTGCTGGTTTAGCTCTTCGTCATGAAAATGGATATATAGTACCAAGTGGATATATAATGATGACCACAGGAAAAGCTGGAAATGGAAAAAGAATCCCACAGCACAGATATGTTATGGAACAAATATTAGGACGGGAATTATTCGATTTTGAAAGAGTTCATCATAAAGATGGAATCAGATCAAATAATGAACCAGACAATCTTGAAATTTGGTTGAATGGCCATCCTGCTGGACAAAGACTGCAAGACATTTATGATAAAGATGTAAAACGTCTTGCTCTTGAAAATTATAAATTAAAGCAACAACTTAATAAAAGAAAAGGAGAATAATTATGTACGGTTCTTATGATAAAGGAAAAGTATTTAGCGCTGCTACGAATGATGCTTCGATAGCTAAAATCACGGCATTAAATTACAACCAGGCGATTGGTGTTATAGCAAGCACATGGATGATGCCTGAACCGTTTTGTGTAGCAAGGCTTTCAATTCAGGCAATTACGGCAATAGTCCTTACTACCGCTGCGACAGTGTCATTGTTCAGGCGTGCTAAGGTTGCCATCCCCAATTCTGGAGCATCAGATGATACCAGTACGGCTGCTGCTTTTATGACTGACACGACAGAAGCTTTCACAGTAAATGAATTTGTCGGTTGGACTATTTATAATATCACAAACGGAAGCTCTGGTATTATTACGGCAAATGCAGCCACAACTGTAACAGCAGCCATGTATCTTGATTCAGATGGTACCACTGCTGATACATGGGACAGTGGAGACACGTATGAAATTGGCTACAAAATAGCCGAACTCACTATTCCAATCGGTACGACTGCATTGGGTGATGTTATTTTTAAAGATGTTGATAATGTTCCCAGTCCGGTTGGTAGTGGTCTTACTGCAACTTACATGAACAGAGGTGTAGCAGATATTCATGCTGGTGAACAGTTAGCCATATTTACTACCGGTACATTGGGAGCTGGCAGTGCAGGTACATACCAGCCTTATGTTTTTGGTCATCATATGGCAGAAGTGGCTGGCAATCAGACCGCAATGACAGCAACAACTTAATTTAAACGGGGAGTCATAACGGCTCCCCATAATTAAAGATAGAATCTTAGCGCCTTCGGGCAAAATAAAGGAGATTTAATATTATGACTGATTTGGCAAGTACGGATGTAACAGTCACCTTAGATCCGCGTGATCGACACATCCTTGGAAAATTGAAAATGTCAGAAGGCTCTCTTGCTTTTGGTGATGGAGCTTTAACTTATCCCTATGGTGGTGTTGAAATGCCATCAATAGGAACTTTTGGAATGAACAAAGAAGTCTCTATGTTTGATATTGTGGATGCTTCTGCAAATGGCCTTACTTATCGGTATGACCAGACAAATAGAAAAATCAAGATGTTCGCACAGGCCCCTCCGATTGTTTATGAGGAAGCGCACACAGTTCCAGCTACGCCTTTTGGAATTACATTGAAATATCCAGCGGCTGCTATTCTTAATGTGGCAAGTTCTACAGTTGGATATGACTTTATTGAAGCCAGCGATACTGTAGCGGCAGGAGAGGCACAACTTACATCAGCAATGGCGGAAGGGGTGAGAACAGGTCTTACGTTCCATTCAGAAGTTGGAGCTGTTAAAGTCACTTATATCACTCAAGCATGGGCTGAAGTGTGGGCAAAAAGAAGTGCGGCAACGGCTGTTTCAACAGGCATAACCGAAATAGCAGACCTTGGAACGACAGTTTGTTTTATTGAGAGTTGCCTTGCCGCCGGCGGAACAGCATCAAGTAAACCCGGATATCTTCGGGGTGGTGATACCCCAGCTACTACTGAGTGTGAAGTTGATTTTACAGATTCTGGATCAACTACACTCACGTTTGCTGCGGCAGATGCAATTACTGGAGTTACAGTTACTTATATCGAGCTTCCTGCAAGCGGTTTTATTTATGATCGTTTTTTGGAAGATCAGGACACCACAATAGCGGCTGGTGCGAGTACTGCATTAAATCCATTACACCCTGTATTGTTTCATGCAATTGGTGGAAGCTTACCGGATTATCATAATGCTGGCGAACGAGACCCCCATACAATGCAAATGCTTATGGGTGATGCAGTTGGTACGGCTGGCGAGTTTGTCATTAACTACCAGCAACGTCCGGCAGTTGGTGTTACTGATATGATTGGCACTGAAGATGCCACAACTGATGCAGTTTCGCTTACCTATGTTTGGGGTTTACCGGAAGAAATTACTGGTGGTATTGTACCTCTTGAAGTTGGTGACGGAACAATACTTCAATCCACAACTCTCAAGTTTATGGCTTGGGGAAAATAATCTGTTTACCTCCTAACATTAACCTTTAACCTGAGAGGGAGTCCGCTCTCCCTCTCAAACCCCCAATAAGGAGATGTTTAATGCAGACAATAAAAACAAAACATTTCGGCCCCATATCTTTTGAAAAAACATGGGTATCAAGTGATGGGAGACATATCGGCAAGCTTTCAAAAGGCGGGTATGCTCATTTATCTGGTTCTCCGGTAACTTCTGATAGAGACTTGCAAGAGTTAATTCCAAGCGGTAAAGACCGTAAAGAAGCTCTTGAATGGTTCAGTCATAAGGACGAAGTAAAGCCAAAAATGGAAATGAAAAGAATTACCCTTACACCTGATGGTGGGTATGAATGGGAAGACGGTTCTGAAATAACTGACCTGGCTGATATTCTGAATACTTTGCCAAAAGGCCCACAGCTTGAAGCGGTTCTCGACTGGTTTACAAGAAAGAGTTCAGTAGAAAGAGGGAAAGCAAAAAGGGAAATATCAGCCAAGAAAACAACTTCTGACAAGTTAAAGAGAGAGCAGCAGGAACGTATGGCAAATGCTCGAAGTCAAATCGGTAAGAAAAAGGCAGCAACGGGATAAGAGATGACAGACTACATTCGTTTTTGTCCACATTGTAAATTGCAGTACAGGCCCGATCCGAGACAGCATGTTGAACCTGAAACATATTGTCCAAAATGCGGCCATAAGCTTGTGCCTGATGAGGAGGAAACAGACGATGAGTAAACCAATGGCAGACGAACCCGAAGAATACGCTCCGACTGTTAGTTTTTATTTCAATAAAGATAGCAAAAAGGCTACCAAGGCTCCTAAGAATTTTGATGATTTGCAAATTGATGAAAATATTAAAGTCACTGTTTCCGGAAAAGTTCGGTCAATAAGGCATGATTCAAATTGTAGATCTTTTGAAGTCACAACAGATAAAGTAAAATTAGTGACTTCTGATTCAAAGCCTATGGGTGTTGGTGATGGCATGGCGGCTATTACGAAAGAGAGGACTTCGTGAATTTAGGCGAACTTCAAGATGAATTAGGACTCTATGTTCAGGACAGTAGCCTTTCTCCTCGTTTTAAGGACTGGATCAATAATGCAGTTACTGAGATTGCCAATGATTTTAGCTTACCTGCTTTGAAATTGAATGAACCGACTACGCTCACGGTTACTGAGTCTGACTGGTTGTATGATCTTCCGACTACATACATGAAGAAAGTTTTTAAGTGCTACGATTCTGATTATAATAAAATCACAATAAAGCGGTCATTAGATGATCTGGACGAACTTGATATCGACCACGATGACACCGGCGATAATGTAACAACTATTGCCACAAGAGATGATCAAATTGGTATATACCCGATGGCAGCAGAAGATATTAATCTTTGGTTTTATAAAAAACCTACTGATCTTACCACGGAGTCAAGCATATTAACGTGTATTCCTGCACAGTATCATTCAAGAGTTGTAATAAGTAAGGTGATTATCAAGGCATATCATTTGCTTATCGACATGAGTTCTCAGCCACCGCATCAAAGTCTTCAGTGGTGGAACGCTAATTACCAGGCAGGATTGTATGGAACTCCAAACGGAGATATTGGGATGTTAAATGTATTTGCCAGAGATCGTAAACCGAGGAGACATGGCGGAAAAAATCCTTTGCCTTAACTAAATTATTTATAATTATGAGCAGACACATAAACATATTCAAATCAGCATCAGATGGATTAAATACTAAAGTTGATCCGGTACGTCTGAAATTTGATTATCGTACTGGCGTTTCGGCCTTGGCCGCATGTAAGAATATTTCGATTGATGATACCGGAAGGATCTCACGCAGAGCCGGATATGCTGTAACAGATCGTACAGAAGCATGGCACAGCCTCTTTTCTGCTGGCGCATTTGCTTTGGGCGTAACAGGTAATGCTTTGGCTGTAATTGCAGCGGATATGTCAAAAACGAATCTAAGGAATGTTACCACCGGCGCGAAGATGTCGTATGTCCGCAATACCGATGGCGCTCAGGATATTATATTTTATATGAACGGGTACGAAAAAGGGCGTGTTATAAATAAGGTAAGTTATTCTTGGCCGGTTGGCACATACGTTGGCCCGGAAACCAGAAAATCCTTTTACGAAGCTCCGATTGGACATCTTTTGTGTATTCGCAATCTTAGAATGTTTATAGCAGAAGATAAAATTTTATGGTATTCTGAGCCAGGAAATCTTTCGTCGTATCGTCTGTCTGCTAATTATTTTGGGTTTCCGAGTCGGTTAAGAATGGTTCAGGCTGTCAAAACTGGTCTGTGGATTAGCGACAGTGAAAGTTTATATTTTCTTCAAGGTGAAATTATTCCATCGAGACTTGAAATGCCGACTCAAACATTGGTTGCTAATTATCCAGCAATAGAAGGAACTGCTGTTAAAATAGATGGTTCTCGCATTGGTGAAGGAATCCCAGGGGCAGTAATTGTTTTTACGACAAGTGAAGGTGTCTGTATCGGCGATGGGAATGGTAATTTGATAAATATAAGTGAACGAAAAATTGATTTACCATTGGCACTTTCAGGCGCAAGTTTATACCGTGATGGTCATTATTGTGTTACCCTTAATTAATTTTTAGGAATAAGGTTTATGATATCTAACTGGTTTAAATATAGCTTTTTCAATTGGCCATCCCAAACGCAATCTGGTTCGGATTGTTCTTGCATTCAAGCCAACATAGGTTGCCCATTGCGTAATATTAAGAGTCCAGCTATTAATAGTGACCAAAGCATTTCGACTGGTATTATTTGCTTGTTCTTTGGCCGACGCCCATTTGCAATTAGACGGTTCATAGTTTCCGTCGTTGTCAATACGTTCTATCGTAAAACTTGGAGGGCATTTACCCATATCATTAAAAAATATTTTAAAATCATTTTTCCATTTTTTACATATACTGATATTTCGTGCCCCATATCGTTTAAATTTTGGGTTTTTAGGATTATAGCAACGTTGAATCATGCTTTGCCATGTGTGGTATTCATGTGTTTTCCACATACCATGAATAGTATTGGCTATAACAGAAAGTTCTTTATTGAGACAACCACAAGATTTTGTTTTACCAGACCTAATTGCAAAACCACGAGTAATAAATTTTTTACCACAGATACATTGGCATTTCCATTTAGAACTTTCTCCATGTTTATTTTTAGCACGTTCAAGAACAGTAAGGCGATTAAAAGTTTTTCCGGTAAGATCAATAAATGGTGGCATAATATAATCCTTCCAAGCAAAGGGTTGTTCAAGCTATTTAGGAATGCGGCAGGTGGTTGCTTGAGTACCACTTTTCGGGTGCTACCCTATCCGCATCAATATAATATTAAGATTTAAACAAATAGTCAATAAAATAATTATAACAAAGGAGATTTTATCATGGCATTTAAAATAAGTACAGGTCTTCGCAACGCTTTGATGGGAGATGCCGACACAATTACGGCAATCACTTTAAAGGCTGTTGAGGACACAGGTACATTTACCATTGAAGATTCAGGTGATGGATTATTCGATGCGGGATTCAGGCCTGAAGACACGATTACAATATCTGGTTTTACAGGTACAACTGCAAACAATCAAATAACCACGATAACTTCTATTGAATCGGATGGCTCAGAAATGGAAATAGCTGGTACATTGGTTGATGATGATGCTGGTGAATCTGTAACAATTACAGCCAATTCAAAAGGGTTTAAGGACATATTCAATAATGCGGTTATTCGTGTTTATTCTGGTGCAGTACCGGCTACGGCTGATGCTGACGAAGGATCGGGAACGTGTTTGCTTGAAATTACTAAAGATGGTGGTACTTTAACACCTGGAACTTCAACCAATGGTTTAAACTTTGATGCGATTGCTTCAGGCGTTCTTTCAAAAAATACAGATACATGGTCTGATGCTGGAATAGCAGCAGGAGTGGCGGCATGGTGGAGACTTTATGATAATGGTAGGGTCACAGGGTTAAGTACAACATCAAAGAGATGTCAGGGGCTTGTAGGCACTTCAGGTGTGGCAATGATTTTAAGTTCTACGACAGTTGCGTTAGGAGCTACGGTTACTTGTGATACTGCCGATTTCACTATGCCAGCGAGTTAAAAAAGGAGAAAAATTATTATGCTTATACCTATTAAAACAAAATTTTCAGCAAATCTTCAAAAAAGCGATTTTCTCAATCCATTGATTCCGGTAGGAACATTATGGGAATTTGAACATTTTAGGGCTGGGAAACTTATTGATAAGTGGGAACAAGGAAATGTAACCACGAATGAAGGCCTGAACTCTCTTCTTGATATTATGTTTCATGCTGCTACGCAGATAACGACATGGTATATGGTAGTTTTTGAATCTGATACCACGGCACTTGTTACTCACACTTATGCTGTTCCTGGATATACTGAATGTGAAGCATACGCAGAAGCTACTCGGCCAGAATATGTCGATGCGGCAGCAGCATCTAAGATTATGACAAATACTGCAAGTAAAGCTACTTTTACTTTTAATGCTACAAAAACAATTTACGGAGCTGCCCTTCTTGGCGGAGGATCTGATCCTACAGTTAAATCTGATGCAGCCGGTGGCGGCACTTTGTTTGCTTCGAGTAAGTTTGGAACATCTAAAAGCGTGGTAAGTACTGACGTTCTTTTGGTAAGTTGCACGATAACTCTTGCAGATGTTTAAGGATTAATCATGTCAAGTGGAATTTATTATCCAGCAGTTAGCATTGATGATGGTTTTTCTATAAAAAGCTATGATTCTGATTATGTTTATCAAAGAATTGGTTATGAATATGGTTCTTGGGTACGATTCACTGATGTAACTATTCCTAAAGGATCTTCAATAACTGAAGCGTATATTACGTTCACAGCTCGATACGCAAGAGATACTGAAGGTTGTAATGCTAAATGTTATTTTAATGATGTTGATGACGCAGTGGCTCCTCCAGAGGGAGAACCTGGTCATACAAGTGACGGTTATAATGCTCTTGTAAAAACTTCTGCTGTAGTTGATTGGGATGCTATAGAATCATGGCCAACAGTTGACGCTCAATACAATTCTCCAGAGTTAAAAACCATACTCCAAGAAATTGTAGATAGAGCTGGATGGGCATCTGGTAATGCAGTTCAGGTAATGATAGAAGATAATGGATCTACTGAAGATTCGCAAAGGCTTCCAGCAACTATCGATTATGATTCTGGTTCTAAAAAGGCTGAACTGCATGTTGAATGGGAATCAGGAGATACATCCGAAGACATAAATGTTTTATCAGACTTTGACGATAGTATGGGTGAGATTGATGAAGGTGTAAGCGTATTATCAGAATTTGATGATAGTATGGGTGAAACATCTGACAATGTGAATGTTTTATCCGAATTTAATGCCATCGGTGATAATAAAATATCCGAAAATGTTTCTGCAAATACAGCATTTATAGGTGAGCATCTTGGTGAAATATCTGAAAATGCTTCAGTAGAGTCTGAATTTGTTTCTGCACATTTTGGTGAATTATCTGAAAATGCTTCAGTAAAATCTGAATTTGAAGGATATGGATATCCGGCTGATATAGTCACTACTCTCCCATCAATGACAGCCGATTTAACTTGTGGTGGCGGAGCTTCAATTGAAGCTTCATTACCAGCATTAACCGCTGATATCAAAAGCGGTGCTTATCTTAGTGATTCCCTGCCTATGATTACAGCCGAACTCGAAGGCAAGGTTGGTCGTTCATGCAAAGTTAATGCTATTGTTCCTATGATTACAGCATCATTGGATGGTAAAGCCGGAATACTTGGTGATATAACCGCAGAGTTACCTTTAATAAGAGTTTCTATACAGGCGAAAACAGGCAAGGTCGCCACAATTACTGTTTCTTTGCCAGCTATGGAAGCTTCATTAGAAGGGTATGATGATATTACAGGTGATATTGATGCAACGCTACCTTTAATTAGTCCTTATATGGTTGGAACTCCTGCGAGGTCAGCTTGCACAATTTTGAGATACACGGAGCCGATATGAGTAAATCAACTATAAGTATAAACCTTTCAAACTCAGCGGTTACTCAATATTGTGGATTTAATTTTAATAGTTTTTGTAAAATCGGTAATAAATATTATGGGGCCTCTGATTCAGGTATCTTCGATTTGGCCGGAGATGATGACGCTGGTACGGATATAGATGCTTTTTTTGAATTAATTCTTTCAGACTTTGGTATTTCAAGCATGAAAAGAATCCGGTCTATTTTTGTTGGTGGCGAGGCCAATGGGGAATTAACACTATTATTAAAAGACGATGAAAATAATTCAAGGTCGTATGCTTTAAATCTAACGTCAGGGAATGTTCAAAGCAGTGGCAGAGTAGATGTCGGCAGGGATGGGGTTGGAAGATATTGGCAAGTACGGATAGATAATATTAATGGAGAGTATTTTGCGATAGATGATATCGAAGTTTTAGCAATCATTTTAGGAAGAAAGCCGCGATAAATGTCAATTAGATATATCACAACTGGAAACGAATTTGCAGCAAAAGGTCTTTTAGGCGAAGGCCGACACCAGCTTTCTGTCTTAAAAAACGCAATGAGTTTCCAGGGGCTTGAACAAGATCAAAGGCTTGTGAGGTTTGATGATGGTACAATGATAAGATGTTCTTCGGTGTTCGGGCAAGATCAAGTTGAAGTTTTTGTACCGACAGGAGCGCCTGTTAAAGAAAGAAAAATTGTAAAAATTGAATATTGCTGGTGCTCTAATTATTTCACAGAAGGCAAGATAACAGAAATACTTGGTGATTATGGTGATGTCGGAGAATATGAAGGAGAAACATATCCTGATTATTGTAACTCAGATGATGTGGCGGTTAAAAATTATATCGGTATCAGATATAAAGTGACTCTTTGCCAGGGGAATGATAATGGTCAATATATTTGCTTACCTTCTGATTTTGCAGAATATGAAGTTGGCGATAAAGTAATTGCATTTATGAGAGGTGTTTGGGAAGATACAGCCTTAGAAGATCCTGAGCGAAGAACGCCTGAACGTGGTTGCACAAACGATGGAATTGATCTATGTATAGCCTGTGAGGGAACAAGGCGACCAGACAGAATAGGTGATGAAGCAGATGGATCTTTTTTAATAATGCCGTTAAAAATTGCAGGAGTTAATTCGTGACACACGAAGTTGTAGAAATAGAAGCTAAAAACGCTGGGACTGTTCATGTTCTTGTTGGGAAGGTGACAGATATGGATAAAGTCGCCATGACTGTTGATGTTGATATAGATGACTATGATTCTTTTTTTGATATACCTATTTTTTATCATTGCTCTGAATCAAAAACAATAGCAGACGGATCGCCTTACTTCCAATTCGCAGAAGGTGATAGGGTTATAATAGTAAATTATGGGGATGCCAAAAATTTATCTGTTGCAAATATGAAAGTTGTTGGGTTTGAAGATGGTCTGCCAAGATACTGTCGAATTCTTTGCGAAGATATAACCGACGAAGATCTTGGGACTGATTTTGCAAGTGATATAGAATATGAAATAAGTTATAATAGAAGAGATCTTGCAAGTCGGGGAGAGTGGACAGAAACTATTGATACTGATAATAGTCAGGGATTAAAAATAACAGAACAACAAACTTCTTGTAACAGTTCTTTGGTTACGTCCTCTTGGCCGGTATGGGCTGTATATGATTATACATTAGCGTTTAATTTAAAAGAGTCCAGTTCTTTAACAGATGGTTGGTATTATCTTTCTTATGATTTTTCTGTAGTGAAACCAACAATAACTACAATTATATCGAATCTTAACGAATGGCAATGCCCGGGTAATATTCAGGCAGAAGCCTTATGTAGAATTCCTACTTGGAAAGATGATGATGATGAAGACGAAGACCATGCAGCAAAGTGCAGATTTGCGGGTCATTACCAGAATAGATATTTGGAATATTTTGGCGGTGAAGAATGTGAATATGGTACCGAAGATCCTGTTGACTGCGGGAATGATTATTCGGGTTCTTTAACGCAATGTATTGAACTATTACAGAGTAATAAAGGAAGTGCAATTCATGTAATAGCTTTAAATATCCAACAAATATGCTATTTGGGGAGTAAAAATAATAGATTTAGTGTTGATTGGAATTTAGCTGGTTTAGAAATACAAATTTCAAATTTATCACTGAGAAAAGTAAAAAAGATTGTAGAAGAAGCAGGAACATATATAGTAAGTTCTTGTAACGAAGTTGATTGTGTATCGTCAGCTACTTGGTCAGGTCATTATGTTTGGTGGTAAAATTATAAATAGTGTTTAATAAAATGAGGAGTTTGAAATGCCAACTCATCCACTATCAATAAATGATGTGCCTTACAAAGAGGCAGGAGTAGGTGAAACCGAAGCAGATGAATTAGTTGCTGAACGGTTTGAACTTGCTGAAACATTAGCCGTGCAGCAAGTCGATGCCGCACAAGTATATCTTGATTCGTTATCATCTCTCTTCACCAGTGCTGCTATGCCCACATCGGATATTTCATACGAACATCAAGATATAGTTCTTGACTCTGATATATCAAGTTACAGACCTGAAGCTCCAACAGATGCGGAATTAACACCTGTTGATGTTGCTACGCCAGTGATAGGAACGATAAACAATATAACGGTTCCTTCCATATCAATTCCAGCATACACTTTGACAGCTCCCGAAAACGAACTTGACTATGAGGAACCTGTTTATCAATCAGACCTTCAGGATGCTCTCAAGGTAGCATTGGAAGCTTTTATTGAAGATGGTGGCACTGGCCTTAGTTCAACCGTAGAAGCTGCTTTATGGGCTCGTGCTCAAGCGAGACTCGATATTGTAAACGAAAAGACATATAATGAAGCAGAAGAATATTTTTCTTCGAGAGGCTACACGATCCCGCCGGGTGCTTTAGGTGGTAGATTAACAGAAGCTTTAGCCGAACAAACCAGAGCAGACGCACAACTTAATTATGAAATTTTAATAGAACAGGCCAGACTTGCCAGAGCACAGTCAGATTCTTCCATGACAGCCGCAATCACTCTTGAAGGGCAGGATAAAGAACAATTTACAGCAACGGCAAACAGAACTCTTGAAGCATCTAAGGCAACAATACAGGTAATAATCGATTTATTTGATATTAAAATGAAAGGGTACACAGCCGAAATAGAAGGGTCTAAAATTGAAGCTGAAATAGAAAAAGTAAAAGTTGATGCCGCTGTTGCTGCTAATAGCAGTGTGATTGATGAATATAATGCAAATGTTGAAAAATATAAGGTCCAAGTTACAAAAGAATTGGGAATTGTCGAGCAGATAGCAAAAGTTTATGGATATAAAATAGCCGGCTATGAAGCTGACGCAAGAGTGGCTGCTGCTGATCTTGATGCACAAATTAAAGTTTATCAGGGTAGCATTGACCAAGCGAATAATGAAACATCTATAACCTTGAAAGAAGCTGAATTGGCTATTCAGGGGTATCTTGGGGCCTTGCAATTAACATCTGAATCTATCAAGACTGGTGGAAATATTTCAGCGCAAATAGCGGCAAGTGCTTTGAGTGCTGTCAATGCAAGTGCAAGCCTTGGTTCAAATCATAATCAAGGCTGGAATGTTGGGCATAATTATGGTTATCAGTTAAGCAATGCGGCTACACTTTCAGAATCTCATAAATATGATGAAACGGCAGTATAGAGGAGGATAGGATGGCTTTAGGATATGATAAAGGGCATGGGGCAGAATTAAGAAAAGAAAGGCGTGAGTTTGCAAAAAGTACTGCCGGATCTTTAGCTGCTGCAAGCATGGCCGAAGTTGAAAGAAAACAGGTTGGAGATACCAGACGAACTCGTTTGTCGGAAGCTGGTCAAACTGAAAGGCGTGGTATGTACGAAGCCGGGCAAACAAGTCGTTTAGGTACAAAAGAAGCTGGACTTGGAGCAAGGCAGGCAATAACAGAAGCTGGTTCAGAGAAACGTAATTTGAGACAATACGGACCAGGTGGCCTTACAGAAAGAGGACAAATACGGACAGCAGATACAGCGGCTAATCGTCTTAGTGATACCATAAGTTTAAGAGGAGAAAAACAAGCTGATGAAATATTTGATGCTACAGAAAATGAATTGCTTTCAGGCTTAGTTGATCCAGTGACAGAAGTTCTTCCAGAAAGATATGAAACTTTACGATTAGAAGCCAGAACTGCACAAGCTAAAGATGGTTCTGGCACTAAAGTATTGCAAGAAGGTATGAAAAAAATAGAAGATTTTAATCAATCTTTATTGAATATGTCAGAGTCTCAAATGCTTGATCTTAGAAATGCAATGGGTAATTAAATGCAAGCTATACAAGAAACAAAACGGTTGGGTCAATTTTCTCCAGAGCAGGATCAAGCACCTGCAAAAAGAAAGCTGTCTCCATGGCAACTTGACCTTTTGGATCAGGCTATTGCTGAAAAACAGAATAAACCTATAGAGCGTAAAATCTCTGTTAATGAACCCAAATCGCTTGATAAAACTCCCGAACGAAAAAAACTATCTGGATGGCAAATTGATCTTTTAGATCAGGCTATTGCTGAAAAATCTGCCGCAAAAGCTCCTGTTGAAACCAGCGGAAGAGCAGACAATATGTTTGCTACTGCTGCAAGGGATGTAGCTGGTATCGGTAGAATTGGTGAATTAGCTATTGATAAAAAAACTGATAAAGTTCCATCTGAAACACCTTCGTGGGGTGAAATAATAACAAAAGCTCCTGTTTCCGGAGTGGCTGGTGTGAACGTAAGCCTTGCCCGGGATTTAAGGGATATTATTAGGCTGGCTGATTATCCGACACGTGTTACTCGTGAATCCTTTGGAATGAAAGAAGAAGCTCCAGGTGTTAAATTTCTTGAAAAATATATAACCGAACAACAAAAACTACAGCAATCCCTTGATGTTACTGGAGAGACCGCTGACTTGCCATGGTATCATCCTAAAAAAGTGGCTGCTACCGGATTACCTGCTATTCCTCAAGTTGGAGCTGTAATAGGAACGGCTTTATTGTCTCCTGTATCTGCTGCAAGAAGTGTAGCATCTGCAACTCTTGGTACGATTGCTTATGGATCTGCTGCGGAAGAAGCTAAAACCGAAGGGGCAAGCGAAGTTCAACAAATTTTACATGGTCTTACTTCTGCTCAAATAGAGGTAATAACTGAACTTCCTGCCTTAGAAGCTGCCGGAAAACTTTGGAAATATTTGAAAGTTGCTGGAGTTAGCAAGAATGCTGGAGTTGGTTATATAGGAAAATTACTTAAAGGGTTAGGGCTGTTCGGAAAAGGAATGGCCTTTGAGACAATTCAAGAAATGGAAGCTTATCTTGGTGGTCAAGTATCAAAACGCATTCAATATGATCCAGATGCTCCAATAACAATGGAAGCTTTAAAAGAGGCTGGATATGGCGGTGCAAGTATGTCTGCTGTATTATTTGGCCTTGGTGCTCCTGGTATGGCTGCTAAATTGAATGTCAAAGTAAAACCTGTTGCTGCTGAATTTACAGATGAAGATGTTACCAAAGCCAAAACAGATATATTAAATTCTTTAAGTAATACATTAAAGCAAGGCAGTCAAACCCCTGAACAAACTATAGAAACGCTTACAAGAGGTTATGAAAGCAAACTATTTGATGCTACTGATTTGACCAAAATTGTAGAGCAATCACCTGAGTTAGAATCAGGAATTAATGGAATTTTAGCAGCGGCAATGCCTGAAGCTTCTACGGCTCCAATGACTATAGGTTCAGAAGAAACGACTACTCTGGCAACAAAAGAAAAAATAGAGTCAACAACTGGAATCACGACCCCTATGAAAGCTTTAGGTATGAAACCAGGTACTGATTTAACCAGAAGAGGAATTAACGAAGAAATAGCAAGCCAATTCTATGTCCCTCCAGTTGAAAGAACTGCTGAGGAATCAGCTAAAGTATTTGAAGAAGAAATAAAACAGCAAGAAGCTGTGACTGTCCCAACGAAACAAAAATGGTCAAGGCATATACCTTTCTTTGAGAACACAATTAGAGCCAATAAAGAAATGATACTTGGTTCACAGGAAGCTCTTGACGATCAAGAATATATGTCATTTTGGACAAACGAATTAGCCAAAACTGATTATCTGAAAGAGTCAGCAACCGGATTGGAAAATCTACGGGATCAGTTAAAAGCAGAAGAAGTTAAAGGTAATATCAAGCCTGAATATGTAACTTTTTGGGAAAAACAATTAGGCGAGATTGAGTATGCGAATAAATCAATTAGCGGAATGGAAGCGTTAAAAAGTCGACTTGTTACTGAGGAAGAAGCTGGAAATATTACTTCTGAATATGCAGTTTTTTGGGAAAAAGAAATAGAAACTCTTGAAAACACAAAACTTTCTGCAAAGGGATTAAGCGATCTTAATGATCAATTAATTATTGAGGAAGAAGCCGGAAATATTGAGCCAGAATATTCAGGCTGGTGGCGTACAGAATTAGACAGGCTTGAGCAAATAAGGCAATCAATTATTGGTGAAGAAGGGTTGAAAAAAGAATTAACAGGGAAAGATATGCAAGCACCTGCTGAGCCCAAGGATATAGCCCGTGAGCCGGTGGGTGTTGAAGCTGATAAAATAAGGTCAGCGGCTTATAGGTTTAAAGATGGGACTGTCCATGAAGGGACAAGCCATCCTCAAATTGCAAACGAACTGA